AAATTAGATTCGGTTGCACTCTTCCTCATCATATTTTTTAATTTGAAAATATCCACTAATAGTGTTTCTCCTATATTTCTAGATGCTCTATCTAAAAATAAGATATCTTCAAAATATGTCTTGTTTGTAAAATCACCACCAGCAATCCACTTATCATTTAATGCTTTCAATTTTTCATACGTTTCAACCTTGCTAACGTCTCCATCAACAACAGAGTTAAATTTAGTTTCTGCAATAATTTGTTGGTCTGGTAATCCGTTTCTAACTTTTTCCATTACACCATCCAATATTTCATCCTGTAGTTTTGTTGCGGTATCATTAAACTGAAGTAATAAATTTCTAAATTGTGTTGCGGTTATGTTAGGTGTTTTTAACTTTTGTGTTGCATATATTTTTATTATTGGAGCCAACAAAGTTATATTTTCAATACTGAACTTTATATTATTGTCTATAAAAAAGTCTGTAATGTAAGAACCTTGATTTGTATATTTCAATTCTTGTATTGTTGAAAATCCAACTTCTAATTCAAGTTGTTCCCAAGTTTTTTTATAATTTTGTTTCGACTGCTCAAGTGTGACATTTCCATTTGAAGATGGAAGTGTGTTTTTTTCATATGGTAAAAATTTAATAGGGTCAATAACTTCCCATGTGTTATTATGAGAAAGAAAAGAATTGAATATTCTTTCGTTGTATTCAGAAGGATTTCCATATCTGAAAATAACATCATACTTAAGAAAAGCCGAAATTTGATTTTGTAATATTTTTTGTTGTTCAGTAATACTTTCAACAAAATAATCATAATCCTCTTGTCCTGCTTTCTTTGGTAAAACTTTCATCATATTTCTCATTAATGTTTGAAAGTTTCTGTAGTCGTCTGATTCTCTGGTATTTACACCATTGTATCGTATAGTTGTTTTTGCAGTAATTGAAATATCATTAGTCGGTTTACAAAAGTTCAAAAACTCCGTTTCAAAACTGTCTAATATTTTTTTATCAAACACTGAAAATATTTCTTCTATTTTAGTATATTCTTCATCTATAGGTAATAACCTGAACGGTGCAATATTTTTAGGATTTTCCTCAATTGAATTCAAATATTCATCTGTATTTGGTTTTTTTACTTTTGTTGTGTCAAAATATCCATAATTTGGCGCTGCCCAATATAGTCTACAAGAACCATTAAATACCGAATAGTTACCATTGAATGATGTATTTGGATTGATTAGCCCGTCTCCCTGAACTAATACAGATGATTGATTTTGTTGATTCCAACCAAAAGATGGAAATATTAACATGTTAGTTACTCTATTCTCACTCTGTGGTGCACAATCTTTTATATCTACAACAATATCTTCTACAGGAAACATTACCGACCACGTTTTCAAATTTAATTTGAAATTACCTCCACTTATGTTTACCAAGTTTGAGTTTGATAAATTAACAATTTTTAAATTCTTATCCACTGCTTTCTGTAAACTAGAATCTGTATAGTCTTTGAATATTTCAAACCCATTATAAAATATATTGAAATCATTAATTAATTTTGGATAAAATCCTACTTCAGTATTATATGTGTCGTTGTTTTTGGAACTCATCTGAATTTCTTGTTCTTGCCCTGAGTTAACAAACTTATATTTTTTTTGCGGGTTTTTGGTTACTGGGTCATAATTTTCTATGTAGTTAAAATTAGTCCAAACAGAATCCAATATATCGACATTAGTTTCTTTATATGTTTTATACCTATGCCAAATTGAACCCATTTTGAGAATCCACGCATAAGGTAATTTATGTATTGCACCGAACTTCTTTAGTACCGCAAACATATAATCATTATCACTATAAAGGTTACCATCCAATTTTGTCTTAAGTTGTTCCCTTAAAGTTATTAAAGGTAAAGAATTCAAAAATAGATAAGCCGCCTCCTTATACGGATATTTTTTCTTTTCTTTATAATTTTTTACACCTAATTGTATTGCATTAATAAAGTATGGGGTGTTCATCATAGATGTTACAGTATTACCTGCAAATCCTTCAGTTGGTAATAATTGAGACGGAGTTACTCTTGGTATATTAACTGAAGATGAAAATGCGGTTTCATAATTAAAATTAGTTACTGGTCTAGCATATGTATAGTTTGTTAAACTATTGAAACTAGCAATTACATTTCTAGGTGTATAAATTGTTAAAGTATTATTAGTATTAAACAACAAATTGTTTTGGTTTTTTGAAATATTCACCATGTTGTTAGTAGTCCATGTTTGATTAGTAAATGGGTATGTATCTAAAACTGTAAATTCATTACTTGTAGTATCTATAAATTGTTTAACTTGTTTAATAACTTCTGAAGAAGAAGTTTGTGGTATTGGGCCTTCTTGCCACGTTTCTAAAATTGAAAACGAATTTTGTGTTAGTGTTCTTAAGTAAGGTGTAACGAAAAAGTCCCTAATAAAGTCATTGTAATTTCTTCCTGTTCCTTGATTAGAAAATTCTCTAAGTCTTTCTACATAGTTTGTTGAATTAAAGACATAGTTTTTTAATTTGAATTTTAAACTAGGGGCACCACTAGATAATGATGTTTTTATATTATCACTTTCATAATTTTGTATTGCCTCTATTAATTGAGTCAGATTATTTTGATTTGGTCTGAAAAGACCTGTATAATGAGATGTTACAAATTGTCTTTCATATATTTCGTAAAAATATTTTATTTCATCTTTATTAACATATGCCAAATTCCTTTGTGGAAATTCGATTGCATTTATGTTCACTAAATTAGTAATGTTATTGTTGTTAGATGGTGGTTGTGTAAGTGGGGGGTCAAACTTTTGAGTTAATCCTTTCAAATATTCTTCAACAAATTCAACTTCAGGCCATACATCATATCTATTACCTTGCGTCAAAGAAATCACAGATGGAGAAGCAATATATTGTAATTGAAACCTACCCTTTTTATCATCAGGTGTTTCTACAAAAAATTGAGGCCATGGATATACCGGTGTCTTTGACTCACTTAACCGACTAACGGCATTTGCCAAAAATGCGTATGGTCCAACTTTGATATCTTCTTTAGCGTCAGATGATTTTGCTGAAGACGTATTGTCTAATATAACTCTTCTTCTAATTGGGTCATTTCTTTTGTTCCACGCATTAGTATGAGTTTCATCCATCAACCTGATGAAGGCCTCAGTACTCGCCATTATTATTGCCGTTATATTTCTTACCGTTGGTGAAAATCCAATACCTAATCTATCATCTTGGAGTTTATTTGCTAGGTCTTCAGTGATTAATGTCTCATACTCCCCCAATTTTTTATTGGCTTCTGAATCCATTATTCTGATTTTGTCTGAAAATATATCAAACCTAAATGCTGGTTCTTTTAGGGTTTCGATATTATTACCCTGTGTAATTGTGGTATTATTTTCTGATTGAGAAAAAGTAACATTGTACAATTTCTGAATTGTATCAGTTACTATTTTAGGTGTTACTTGAGGACTTATAATTGAAGTTAATGATGTTATTGTCTTACTCAAATCTAAATTATCTGAAGTTAGATTATCGACTATTATGTCTGTAATCTTAATGCTATTTTCTACAGGTGTTCTACCTAAAGAACCTAAAACACCGCTTTTACTTAGATTATCTGCATTTCTATTTATAATTTCTGCAAGTTCTTTTTTCCCCAAATCTTTTTGACTAGGTGTAAAATCTTTAAATAAAAAATATTCTTCTTCATTTTTACCAATCAAAGGTTTAGGGTTCAACCATTTAGAAAACCAAGAATTCAAATCTTGAGAATAAACTTCACCATAATACTTTGAAAGTATTGTTTTATAATTTTTACAGTCTGTAAGTGGTTGAACATTAGCCTTTGGATATTTTGAGAGTATATCCGTTTCGAAGGTGTCAATTTTATTCATAAATTGAGCCAAAGTCATTTCCGGAAAGTTCTCAGGAATTAACCCCTTAGATTTATATTCACTATAAACCTGAACTATTTTTTCATATCCCCTTTCTGTTATTATAGATTCAACAATATTATTCGACTGAGTTTGATTTGTTCTATTTGTATATTCATAAGAAGAAGAAAACATGTGTGGGACTGCCAATAAACTACCTATCTCTATCTCATTTAATATATTGAACTTATACCCTCTAAAAACCAAAGATACTTCATAATTTCCATCTGCAAGAAATTTTGCATTAAATTTTTCTAAGTTCAATTGATACTTGACCGCCTTTCCATAATATCCCTTTATAGTCAAATAAAAAGGTGGATATGGTAAATTGAAGAAAGCCGCGTACGGAGATTGGTCACCTAATTGAAATAGTGCTCTCCCTTGTACATCGACTAAAGTGATATTTACAGTTGGTATGAAAGATGTTCCCAAAGTAATATTTATGGACCTAATACCAAGTAAACCATTATTAACTGAACCATCAACACCATTAGATGTTATGGTTGATTTGGTATAAGGTTTGCTGTTTTTTACACCTTCTATAACTGTTTCTTTTAATTGGTTGTTACCCATACCATCAACAGTATTCAAACCACTAAACTCTTCATAATACCCATTAGTAAAATAATCTTCTTTATTTGGAGCCAAGAAATTAATTTTAGCAATTGATATTGTATTTACTCTATCTTGAGGACTTCCCCCAACAGCTAGTTTTGTTCTTGGTAAAAGTTCTGCTTCTAAGTTAGCAAAGGTTACCAAATTTTCATGGTCTACAAGTCTTTCCTGTATATTACCGTTAGAGTCAATAGTTTTGTTTGGGTCAACAATTATAATGTTATTGTATTCCTGCTCTACATAAATGGTCTCCGAGTTATTTGATAAAAAATTATCTGCCATAATAATAAAAATGATTGTCTATAGCACCTTTATAGTCCTGTAAAGATGGTATAAGAGGAAAAGGAATTGTCAATATAGCGCCATCATATATATAATTTTCCAATCCACCAAACTCAGGATTTGCCATCAAAATTAACCAACCGAAATATGGCGTTCCATAAAATTCTTGTGAGACTTTATCTAATCTACTTTTAGCAACTCTATAAATATATGTTCGGTCACTAACCTTAGATGGCAGATTCACGTAAGGAACTACTGTTTGTTCTCCGTTTATTAAAAAATTAGAATATCTATTGTAATATGAAAAACCCATTAGTTAAGTTTTACTTTTGTTATATTTATTCCACCCTCATTGTTATTGAATGTTTTTTTGTTATTATTACTATTTGTTGATTTACCTAAAGAGTTAATCAATTTTTTTCTATTTTGATTTAAACTATTTTCATCATTATTGTCGTAATTACTAAAATTAAGAGTTTTACTATTTTGTGTTTTCAAACCAACAAATGGTATTAATTCTTTCATTTGATTTTTTTCAATTTCATTCAAAAGATTTTTTGCTGTATTATTTTCTAAATCATAATTAGGCTTCGCACTATTTTTCCAATATTCGTCAAATTTTGCTTCTAAATCACTACTTCCATTACCTATTAAACTATTATTAGAAGTAATATTATCTAGAAGATAACTTTTGAATGCATCATATTTGTTACTATCCGTGACCTCAGTGTTCAGTAAACTATATTGCCTCATGTGATTAGAATTATTTGAAAAATAATCATTCGAAGCAACGGATAAGAAAGGTGTATCAACATCAAAACTCATATTTTTTCGAGTAACTAAAGTTCCTGTTCCTTTTGGTCTAGATTCAGTAGGATATGCAGTTTGTGACTTTTCTGAAAACGTATTTAAAGCTGACATGATTTTATCACCGTCTTTTTTCAAATTTTCTAATGATTCTCCACTTGTATAATAATAAACAATGTTGTTATTTTTTTCTTGAAATCCATCTGTTCCTGACACTTTTGTAAGTCCATCAATCCTACCGTAATTTATTATATTTAATTTAGCAATTTCAATAATTAAATCTTGTTGTATATTAACTATATCCTGAATTATTACAGTTAATGGGTTCAAGAAAGTTGACTCTTTTTGATTTAAATAATTTTTATAATTTATTTTTAATTGTCTGATAACTTTATTAGAAAAGTTTTGGATTGACATAAACTTTATAAACTCATCTTCGTTAGTTTCAATATCTCTTATAAGTTTTTTGAATAATGAATTTATGTTTTTTTCATAGTTTGATGGTTTACCAAAAATAAACCCATATTCAGGATTTTCTATATCTAAAATAACACCATCAGTGTAGTTTCTACCAAGTGACCATATTTGTCTTATTGAATCATTATATTGTGACAGAACATCTTTATTTTTATTGATAACCGATTGAAAATAATTTTGTGTACTATTTGATAGTCTATCGAAAAATTTATTATAAGATATTGTTCCTGTTGTGCCAGATTCTGTATCTTCTCTTGTCAAAATTTCTCCTATAGTACCACCATTTTTTTGTCCGTCTTCATTTTGTACTTGATTAGTAGTTGGCGGAGCAGGACTATACAATTCATAAAATTTTTTGTCGTATTCCTCTAGGCTTTTATCTGTAACTTCTGCTCTTTCATCATAGATTTCAGTATTGGCATAGAAATTGAATGATAATGCATTTTGTAATTTTTCCACCGCTTGTTGAATTCCGCTTCCTCCAACAAAATTAAAACTTAAGGTAACTTCAGCAATCATTGGTTGTATTCCAATACCTTCAGGATTTAAATCCAATTCATTGTATTTTAATTGTAAATCTTTTGGTATTATTTTTGTATTATAAAAATCACCGATTCTTAAAACCAAAACAGGAGGTGTCCCAAATGCACTATTAGTTGCATTGTTATATTGTAATTCTGATTTTCCATTCACAACTTTTACAACAGGAATTGTTTCTCCAGGTCTAACACATTGCTGTAAAAAGGTAAGTCTAGAATTCAATCCTTCTGGAGTCATACTATGAAACCCTGGATTAAAAAACTTTAGTTTTTCTTTAAGGTTATCATAAACTAAAGGAGAGTCTTCTTTAATTGCTTCAAAGTAATCACACTCAGAAAGTAATAATCTTAAAACCTTTTTTGATAATCCAATAGTCGGTAATTCACGATTAACAGTTTCAACAGGAGTTCCATTATTGGTTGTTATTGTTGGTCCTGTAGAATTAGCCGCGTTTCTCGCAACATCTGTTTTAGGTGTAATATTAATTGACTCTATAGAAATTCTTCTACATGCCATACCATAAACAGTGTTTATTGAACTTGTATCTGTCTTTTTTGTGTCTTTAAAACCACAATCATACGATGCCCCATATCCATTATTACTTTTTACTATCGCGTTTGTATTTTCCTGTGCTATATAAAATGTAATTTTATTTTTTGCAATATCTCCTATAGTCTTATCCGTTGGAGTTGGTTTATAACCTAAAATATAATCTTTAACTGATTCAATTCTATTTGTATTTAATTTTCTATTATATGAATTATTTGAAGAACTACTAGTTGTTCCTGCCAAATTAATTACCAATTTTTCATAGTTACCACTATTAAATCCTTGATAAATCTTATTTAGATTTGTTTTGATTTTTTCATAGTTCCATTTAATAACATTATCAAAGAAAGATGACACTTGCTCAGGACTTGTTTTATACGGGTCATCTAAAGATGGAGATTGTTCTACTATTACAGGTTTTCTTGTAATATATTGTTGGTATACCGTTTCATACGACTCACCACTATTTGGTTCTTCATTTTCGAAATAAAATGCAATTCCACTTAACTCTCTTGATATATTATTATTTTCTAAATCTGGATTAGACGCTATAACATTTTCCTGCCCCTTAGGAGAATTGTTACCTGTGACTAAAGTTTCGTTAACTCCTTGTACTTGTTCTTTACTTAATTTTCCTTGGTCTAATTCCCTTTGAATCAAATAAAGTTCATTAGGATTTGCCAATGGATATTTTTCCGCCAATTCATATAAATCATATTTCAAACATCCGGCAAAAAAAGATTCAATCATCCCTGTAATCCTTTCATTATTAGTTTCGTCGGACATTACTTTGTTGACTATTAAATTCAAAACTGACGGATGGTCAACAACTATTTTCCAACTTATAGTACCTGTTCTAGACGTAGACTTATAAGTATAAATTGGCTCAGGTCTTCCTAAAAACTCGTTTGTACTCCATCCTGCCTGCGATGTCTCATTGAATGTTAATCCGTATGGTGGGAACCACATAACTCTTCCCCCATTAGGACCCCTTTCACAAAGAGGTAAGTCCGCAACAGTATACCCTGGTTTGCTAGATGTTCTCCATGCTAAATTCTCCAAAGAAAACATATACTTCTTTGCGTATCCCGTTTCTGAATCACCGTACAGATTTGTTGAATTTCCTGCACTATCTTTTCTGTTTGGATATATGTTTAAATTATATGTATTGTCTAACACAGAAGATGCAATCTTACGTCCATGTGTTGTTATACCATTAACTTTTTGTAAATCATTATATTGTAAATAAGGAGTATCTTTTGAGAAAACTCTACAATATTCCGTTCCTACTTCTTGACCAATAGCACCAGTGTATTTTATAACTTGTGAACCCTTAGTTAGTTCTTTATATCCATCATTAAACACTTTACTTACTTGGTCAATAGCATTTCCTACATGTTTTAATCTTCTTCCACCTGATGGTTGACTATCAATAATTCTTTGGGTGTCGTCTAATATAGAACCTTCCCTAAATTCATAGTTTGTAGACTCGGTACTGTTATAAGAAGAAGGTCTAAAGTTTTCATCTATGTTAGTTATCTCACCACCAATTCCAACTTTTTTACCAGCATTACCCTTGTATTTAGGAGATACCCAAGTAAAACCACCTTCTATACCACCGCCATCACTATATGTAGGTCCGTTAGCACCTAATTTTATTTCTCTTGATGGTCCTTCATACAGTTCTGCAATTTCTGACGGACCATATACAGGTGCCGCAGTTTCTCTTCCAAAATTATCAACAGGTACATCACCAGAAGGTGATAATATTCTTGATGGGTCGGATGTTATTGAACCAATATAATAGTTACTAACACTAACTGAAGTTCCAACAATCGCTCCACCTAATCTATCTAATATAGTTCTATTGTAGTTTGGCTTATATCTGTTATAATCAATGTTATCAAATAATCTAGATTTTTGACCTCCACCAGTATTATTTAAAAATAATTCTGAACCTGAATTTCCAAATCCTAAAACTCTTGAAAAGAATTTGCCAACTTGTGTTCTTCTGAACGCATTTGATATTTGTTGTATCGTTGTTGGTAGACCTGAATTAATACTTGGGTCAAAGTATGAACCAACTATCGGAGATACTGGTAATATACTTCCTGCCAATCTTAATGCAAAATCAGTTGCTGCCAACACAGGATTTGCAGGTGCAGTAATTCTATAATCAGGCTCAATTAGGGGAACTCTCCCTGTAACTATATTTAATAAATCAGTACCACTTCTTGTATTAAAAATATTTGCTCTTCCTATTGTGTTTCTTCTAATCTGTGTGGCAATTCTTGTTTCAAACTCTTTTCTCAAAACAGTTGCACCCAACCTTGCAATATACGAATCACTACTGAGTAAACCATTAGAACCTTGTGGGTCTTTACTCAATAATATAGAAACTGGATTATATGATGAAGGTACGAAAGTTGTAGGATATGGTTGTCCGTTTGGTGTTCTTCCTCCATTAGGATAAACAATATTTAATGATGAAAACGCCTCAGCAGAATCAATAATTGTTGGTCCATTAGCATACGGATTAAGTGGTTTCCACGCTGGAGAAACTCCTGCAAAACCTGTTTGTGCTGCAATATACCCTTGGTCAATAATTTTAGCATCTTGCTGAAAAGGTCCATATTCTCCTTCATTAGATTTACTATTCAATAAAGCATTTGGGTCAGGAACTTGTTTGTATCCTCCTTCAGCGCCATATTGATTCCTTGCATATAATTCATTAGCGTAAGTTGGATTATCTATTAATTCATCAGGAGAATCTTTGACTGATAAATCAGATATATAAGACTCATAATTAATTGGAGGCGTTGTTCTGCTAGGAGACTTGGCATACGGTACCAAGTTCTTAACGACAATTTTTTTCCTAAACGATTCAGAATTTACTAGTAAAGGACTAGCCATTTAATTATTTTATAATAAATAGCGTAATTATTTTTTTATGCTGGACGACCTATAGATTTGCTTTGATACTCTTCTGTTTTTGGTTTTACTGCATTTACAATTTTTTCAACAAATTGATTATCTCCTAATTTAGAAGTAAATATTTCTTCAAATTTATTCGTATCATAATCAAATCCAGGTTCTTTAGAAAAGACTATTCTCAAAATAGGTATTTCACCAAAACTAACATTATATTTATTTTCGTTAATATTTTTGTTAACCGTGTATTCACTCATATCACTTGTATAGCTCTTAGATACAATTTCACGGGCTATAGGATTTCCATAATTATTGTTTTGATATTGTTGATATTGTTGGTTTTGTTGACCATCATACCTGTATGATGCCTCTTTAAAAAAGGGTATATTAAATCCTGTTTTTTCTTGGAGAAGTTTTATAAACTCTGATAACTTTTTTGGTAACTCGTCCATGAAATTTTTTCCTGACTCCATAAATTTTTGCATTGTGGGTTTCAAATCCTCATAAAATTTCTTTACATCATTATTCAAAAAGGTTTCGAAATTTTTTTGAATATCCTCTATTTTTTCATTTGATGCAAGTCTAATATCTTGTTGGGTCATTCCTCGTAGTAGTGTAGTTGATAGTTTATTGATTTGACTAACTATATCGTCAGATAACTTTAATCCTTCGAGTGCATTTACTAATTTTTCAGGTGTTGACGCGGCAAGTACTAAAGAAGCTTTTTGTGAAGTAATTTCCGCTAATATATTTTCTAATCTGTCAAGTTGGTCTTTAGCAATTTGTTGTACGTCTTTGCCTTCTTGTCCTTCTCTTTGTCTTTCAATCAGTTCTTGTAGTTGTTCATCTCTTGCATCTTGTAACGATATTGTTTTGTCTACACCTTCGTCTTTAACTGTAATTTGATATTGTCCTCCTGAACCAAGTTTTGCAATATTTGCAATATACATTTTATCTTCTTCATTTTCAAATTGAAAAGAAGGTGAAATTTGTGATAACTTTCTATCTAAATCAGCAGCACCAATTGCCAACTTATTAAGTTCCCCACCAGTCATTCCCATTTCTTTTCCTATCTCTCTTAGCATTAACATTCCTTGAGGATTAATTTTGAATTGGTTTGCCTGTTCATCAAAATATGTAAATTGTTTGGTCATTTCAATTATACTATTTTGTAAACCCTCAGGGTCTGTTAATGCCTTATTCATTAATTGGAATGGGTCAGTCAAAGTACCAACAGAAACACCCATTCTTTGGAATGCGGAAGACATTTCAATAGCCTTTTCTGGATTCAGAACTTGTTCTGCAAATCCCATCGTTACCCCCATATCAAATTTAAGTAATTGTGCTTGTGTTGACATTCTAGTTAAACCCATAACTCCATCTTGGAAATTAAACTGATTTAACTTATCTATGTTCTTAACAATATCAGCATAAACGTCTCTAGTATTAGCACCAATACTTTGAATATACCTAACAGACTCTCCTACTTTACTACCGATGTTTGTAAATTGAACCCCTATTTTTTCAAAACTATCAATTAAAGTTTTCGTTTCTACACCTGTTAATTTATTTGAAGCATATAGTTTGGAAACTTCTTCTCCGGTTGCGAGAACGTTTCTTTTTGTTGCAGAGGAGACATTATCAATTATATTAATAGCATCAATTCCTGTTCCTCCGAGTTTATTTACCAATGGTATAGTAGCAGAAACCGCTTCACTGAACTCTGTAACTCTTTGTCTAGATTGTCCGAATCTTTCATTTAAAATAGTTATTGCATCATATACTTGTGCAATAGTTTCCTTCGTTTCTTCTGTCTTTGGTAATGCAGAAATGACAGGTGATAATAATTTAAATATAAAATCAAACATATCGTAACTTTATCTTATAAATAGAATAAGGACTGAAAATTCAGTCCTTATTATGTAATTCTTTCCATTTGTCGAGAAGATATCTTCTTGTAAAAATTGGCATTTTTTCAAAATCACTCCAACCAACATTAAAAAGAGTTGATAAAAAATAAAACTCATCAATCTGAATTTTTCTATATTCAGAAGAAAGGGCGAAAAAAGTCCACCCCAAATCCTACATTAACTCGTAGATTTTCTCCTGATGGGGTTACAACTATTTTAGTCATATCTAATTTTGGCTCATTTTTTTCAATAAATGATTTAACATATTTAGAATCTAATATTGGCATTTGTTCTACAAATTTTGCAATTTCACCCGCATCATTGACACCATCAATCTCAACTATTTGTTTTTGAAGCTTCATAGTAACCTTTGGGAAAACCCTTCCTTTCGGATAAGAAGATTCTAATTTATTGATATTCATAATTTCACCATATGTAAGAGGTTTTATTTTTAAATTAGAACCACTTTTAGGTAAAGTTATTGAAAAAGTACCGTCTGCGTTTGGTTCTTCTCCCTTAATTATAGGTAATGAATCTAATGCAACAACGGTGTTAAAAATTTTATTTGTTTTTGGGTCAGTAAGGCTTATCTCCATTTCAGGTCCAAATGAAGTATTTCTCAAAAAGATTAGAACCGCTTCAATATCACCTTCTAACAAATCATCTATTCTTACATCTGGTTCATATATCTTATTTCTTAATAAAGAAGTTGTAATGTTGTCTCCGCCTCCCAAAAGTATATTTTCATCTGATGCAGTTAAATATCCAACCTTTAATGACTTTTTTTTATTTTTATAGAAAATTCCCTCAGAAGGTAATGGTACCACATCATGAGGTAATGTCAGATTTTCTTGGCCATAAATTCTTGATTGTTCATCCATATGTAAAAAAATTAACCCTGAATTTTATTATTCAGGGTTAAATATACTCATTCTAAATTAGAAAATAAATAGTATTAATACACTAAAACACATCTGTCCATTCTCAACATCGCAGTTATTGTTGCAAGTCCGTCTTGAGAATAATTCAAATTACCAAAATCAACAGATGTTAGGAAGGTTCCATATAGAATCCATTTCTCAACAACAACTCCTGTAGGGTCCAACATTTCAATATCAACATCTTTTTTGTAACCCGCAGCATATCCCATACGACCAGTAACAGATTCTGCGTGTAGACGAACCCATTCCATAAGAGCTTGTGATGCTGAAGGACCTATTGGGTCTCTGAACGTAACATTAAAAGCATCCCAATTAAACCTTCCCGCAACATAAGTTGATGTATTCAGAAAAGGAATGTCAATTTCTTTGATTTTTATACTAGGTCTTTTAGCACTTTCTACAAACCATTCGTTAATACCTAATGAACTTGGAAATCTAAGAATGAAACGATTTTGTCTTTTCGGTTCATACGGTAGGGGCATTTTCATTAATAAGTCAGCCATATCTTAAAATTTAATTTTTTCTTGTTTATACATATAAATATAACCTACTCTAAAAATTTTTCTATTTACTTTTTTTTTATAGAAATTAAAATATAACTAGACTTCTTTTTTAGCTCCAGTTGCAGTAGAATAAGTTTTTACTAGTTTATCTGGTTTATCTTCAAAATGCTTCTTCATTACTTCTACATTCTTAGGGTCATCGTCAGAAAATCCTATAGTAAGTTTCTCTGGAACAAATTTATTACCTATTTCTTTCTTTAAGTATGCCTTTTTATTAAGTAATGCCGCCATTCCTTTAATATAAGAAACAAATTCATCCATTGCAATAACCTTTAATTCTTCTGGGCTAGCAGCACTTCCTTGTCCAAATGTAACTGGATGGTATTTATTAAGTTCTAAATATGTTTTGATTAATTCATTATCACTCATATCTTCCTCGTCCACAAACTTCCTATATTTTCTTAAATTTTTGACCAATTCTTTTTTATCGATTCCATTGAATCCTGTTAAGATATAATTGTAAATTGCTTTCTTTATTGTTGTTGGATTATGCCCTCTTGCTGTTATTATCGCAAATATTGAACCATTATTTATAGCTTCTCTGAAATCATTGAACGCTGGTCCTGTTTTAGCTTTGAGTGAATCAGATATAAACTCTTTATCCCCTTCAGTTCTGAAATTTCTAAAAGCGTTATTTGCGAACCCCACAATTTTTTTACCTTGATACTCAAATGGTTTGTTTCCAATATCGTGTCTATATTTTGCAAAATCATCTGTACTCATACCGACCTCATCCCCATCTTCAGTTTTTAATATAATTTTTGTTGGCATGTGTACAATGTTATCATCCCAATCAAAGGCATAATACTTCATATTTGGTGTAGTATCATCCTTAAAACCTTCTTTGATAATATAAATCATATTTAGTAAATATTGTTTGAAACTATTTCTTCATTATAAATATTGAATAAAATAAAAAACCCCTCACTATGGAGGGGTTTTAATATAATCTAAGTTATTGTTAGATATTTTCAAACGAAGCACCTGTTGGTGTTATGAAGAATTCAATCTCAATAAATTCAAGTGCTTTTGTTGGTTTAAGATAGATTCTACCTGTAAGTGTGTTTCTATCCAAATCTTCAGGTGAAGAAGAAACCGTTACTCTAAAGTCATAAAGACCTCTGTCTCTTCTGATTGAATCAAGGATTGGGTTAACACTATCCAAGAACTGTTGTCTTACGATTTGGTCGTTTTGTTCGAACAACAATCTTACTGCCACTGCAGAAATCAATTTACGTGCTTGAAGAAGTAATCTTCTAACATTCAATCTATCTAATGCAGAACTAGCAACTTGTAATGTTTTGTTACCCCATATTACTGTACCAACGTCAGAGAAAGTTGCAATTGGGTTAATTCTACCTTGATATAGAGTATCTCTATCTTCTTGAGTTAGTTTTAATCTTGCCTTAACAGAGTTAACTAAACCTCTTGTATAACCCGCGGATGCGAACCAAGGGAAAGCTATATTATCTGTAAGTGCTAAGTTTCTACAAACCTCACCTGTTGGTGGTAAATAAATTTGTGTATTATTTACAGTATCTCTAACCAATATCCAAGGATAGTATGTTGCGGTATAGTTTGAATCTATTGCTGAATTATCCAAGTTGTCAACTGCTTCTTGAGGACGAATTATCAATTGTGAATCAGTAGCGTCTGGTTGATACATTGGGTAGTCAGGTGTAGTTGCGATGTATACAGAGTCAGCTCTTGAGAACTGTACCATGTTAATTGTTTCCTCAACCAACTTTGGATTATTTACATAATCAATACTTGATGTTGCAAAAACATTTATATTTGTAGATTCAGGATTTGCAAAAGTCAGTATTCCCAAAAGATATGCGTAGTAGTCAGTGTTAGCGAAGTCTTGAGTATTACCTTCAACAGGTATTCTCTTAAACATGCCTTCACCAGTTGCTGAAGGATATCTAACTGAAGGTGCTGCACCTGCCAAATAACCTGACGCTCCTAATCTAAATCTATCTTGATTTGTACGATTCTCTCTATAAATGTCCCATCCATCAAATCCTCCTGCAAAACACATAGTGAATTTTCTAGAATAGATATAGTAGTATGGGTTCTCTTGTGTTTCAGGGTCTGCTCTGAATTCTGCACTACCTACTTGGAATGCAGGGTCACCACTTGTAACATACTCGGAACCGATAGTAACTACAGTAGCACCTGAGTCCATATGGAAACCTTGTGTTAGGTAATTCCAAGGAACTGAATCGTATGCTGTACCCCAAGTACCGGCTGAAGGATTTCTCTTTCCCTTATATTGTAAGAAAGAAACGTCAACACCCAAAGAAGTTGAAAAACCTAAGTAAGTTCTTCTTACGTTATCACCTGAAGAATCATCAACTGTTGCACCGTATGCTGAAATACCAAATGGAGGATTGTATATTGTTTCTCCAGGAAAATCATATTTTGTTTTATAAACAGGTACTGGAGAAGGATTTGATATTGCATCATAAATTCTTTGGTCATAACCATAGAATCCACAAGGTAAGGCATCTATTGGGGCTTCGTTTGATATTTCAATCATTATATATTTTGAAACCAAAGGATACTCTCCGTCAAATGAACCAATTTTTTTACCAACAAAACTATTAGATGCTGGGTCCATAGTACAGTTTGTGAACTTTTCTATAACAACAGGATTTTGGTCAGTATCAAAGAAACTTCTTACTAATACATCAAATGAAAGATTAGAGAATGAAATATTTGCAATTGAAACTTTAACCTCTGTGTTAGCACCCGTACCATCAGATATTGATAAGAATCTGAATAACTTATAAACTTTATTTCCTCTCAACTCTGAAACAACATATGGTGTTTGAGGAGTCGTATATTTTTCCAAGTTCCATGCGATAGAATCTGCATTGAAACTACTTGCCTCAGGAAGTGCAATCAAATCACAACTTAATCCACGAATATAACCTTTATCGTAAAGATAATTTAATGCCACAGGGTAAACCTCTTCAACAAAGATTGGGACTTCATTTTTAGATTTACCAAAATTATCAACACCTAATACTTTAGTGATGTATTTACTGCTAACCGCAGATAATGATGTCTCAAAAGAGAAGGTGTCCCCATCTCTTGTGATACCTGATAGTAAGAACGTAGAATAAGGGTTTGAAGAAACACCTGAGTAAGAACCTGTACAATCCAAAACAACATCAGTTGTTCCGGTTACTTCATATTGTGGTCCATGATTGTTTGAATCATATAAAGAAACACCTCTTGAACGTAAAGTTGCAACAACTAAATTATTATATTCACTATATGCAGTACCTGAGTAAGTATAAACATTACCCGATAATGTTCCTGTATAAGTAGAAGATGCTCCTGACGTAAAATCAGAAATTACATAATCAAAAGAGAAACCTGAATAAGACTCACTTGTATAGTTTGAGAAATTTGAATACAACCAAGCAGAGTTATCAGTATTTGATAATGTGTTGGCAGATAAACTCAAATTATTAACACCAAATACATTTGTTTGTGCGGTATATGTTGTCACCAAACTGTTGTAATCTTCTGAAGGAATTGAACCGTAAAATATTGCGGTAGTTCCTGTTGTAGAAGAGTTAGTTGCGAATGATGTTAATATATCAGTAAAGTCTTCGTTGAAAGTTGAAGTACTTCCATCAGAAAGTCTGTACTGAGTATTTAACAAATTATTTATTTCAGTTGGAAGTGATGATGTTAGAGATGCTGTACTTGCAGATGCAACACCTGAGAAAGTAACAGTGAACGGTACAGCGGCTCCGTCAATTCCTATAGTTGAAGGATTTACATTCGCGGTAACTTTCAAAGTCCAAGAAGGACCCGCATCATATCCTGACAAACCTAAAATTCTTGTAACAAATAACTGATTAGATTGTTGAAGATAAGATTTCGCAATATACGAAGCTTCGTATTTTGGAATCTGTGTATTCACAAATTTTGTTGGTTCTGTTCCTCCAAAAAAAGCTTGGAATTCATCAAAATTTGTTATGAAAATTGGTTCGAATGCAGGACCCTTCAAAGTCTCACCAACCAAACCTAGTGTAGTTACACCTACACTCTGAGCCACAAAAGACAAGTCTGTTTCTGAAGTATAAACACCTGGAGAAACGAAAACTTTTTGATTTGTTTGTACTGTTGCCATTATTATTGGTTTCTAGATTAGATTTATTTTATTCATAAATATTAGAAGAACATGGAAAAAACTTTACTTTTTATAATGTATTTATATTTAGTATGAATAAATTCTACCTTTTTTATCTTTTATGAGTAAACTATACGACAGCAATATAAAGAACATTAAAATATCTCAGAATGTACACGAAGTATTGAAAAGATACTGTGAGAGAAAAGGGATAAAGATTTACAAATTTTTAGAACAAATTATTCTAGAAAAATGTAAAGAAAAAAAAGACATCTACGGAGAGGATTAAACAATCTTGTTTGTGAAAACTATTTTGGATTCTAAGTTGTTATCGTTTTTCACAACATCAACTCTTAATACGTCATTAGTGTTAATCAATATTTGATTAACATCACTACCATAAAAATGATTATTAATGTAAACATCGTAAGATTGAACATTGATAGAAGAGTCTAATGTCATATTTACAGTATTGTCCATTATTTCGCTCAAAGAAGTTACACCTGTTAAATACAATAAAGTTTGTGTAAACTCATCAGGATTTTTTGGATACTGTTCATTTTTTTTACCCCTACTTGTATAAGGTTCAACTTCCATAACTTGTAATATTCTTGATATCGCAGGCTTAACTTCAAACTCGTCTTCGTCTATCAGGTATCCCAACATTATGAATTCATAATTTTGAACGTAATATTTTCTTTTATCCAAATCACTAATACTTTCATCAGATATTGCATTCATCACAATTGGAACATATTGGCCTTTTATAAAAGTATACGATTGTCTCGAAGAGAATTTTTGTAATACAAGTTTATTGAATTGATTCAATTCTCTCATTCTATTACAAACTATTTTAATATTATATGTAACATCAACAGGAACAGGTTGTGGTATTTTATAAATGTCCATTCCCTCTTGATTACCATTCCACGTTGGTACTGAAGCATAATAGAACTCTTTCCTATTTGGAATTGTATATTGCAATGCAGGGTTACTACCATATTTAACATCAGGACTTCTAATTGTTGTGATAAAAGGTGGAGTAGGGTTGAAGTCTTGGTCAACAAAAGTCCAAGTTTCTGTGAACTGAGTCCAGTTTTGAGTTGTAATTATAATATCAATAGGAGGAACAAGTTTACCCGAAACAACTAGTTTCAACTCATTTTTTACAAAGTCTAACATACCTCTGTCCAAGTCAGCATGTAAAACTGATTTTGGAAGATAGGTACCATCTTTATTTATATAATCTTTAAGTTGTTCCCTTCTCTCATACAATGTCTTATTGGGAACTAACGGTAATGATTTTTTTATTTGTACAGGAAATGCCATATTATTTTGATAAATAAATTTTATTATAACCATTTACCATATCCACTTCGTCTCCATGAAATATTGGTTCTTGTGTAGATTTAATTACAAAGCTATCGTTTTTATATGGATTGTACGATACAATCTCTCCTTTCGGTTCTTCAGGAATATCAGAACAAGGAAACTCACAATAATCTTCCAAAGTACCAATAACAAATGCATGAACGTTTTTAACTTTCTCTTTTCTCACTTTTTCTAATCCACCCTTTCTAACTCTAAATTCAACATTAGACAGTTTCAAAAAATCAGCATGTAAAACAACTATTCCACTTTTTTGAACAGAAAAAGTATGTTTATGTAGATTGTAATAAACCATAACTTTTTGACCTATAATGTTTTCTTTCAGAACATCTTTTTGTGATTCTGATATTAAAATAATCATATACCCCTAAATTCATTTTGATTAACTGGAGTGGCAACAATAGTTCTATAGAACGGTTTGTATCCAGCGTATGTATGTTTATTGTCAGAAACTACCCTTCCGTCATCAGCCACAACATAATATCTAACCCTTGATTCTGTTTCATAGTAGCCTAAATAATCACCAAACGCAATGTCTATTTGAAGTTCATCCAAGTATTTTTGATAAACAGAAAACATCATATTACCCGGCTCTTCTAACTCAACTTTACTTGTACCAATTTTTTGATTTGTTGGTGCCATAATTTTAACTAACCCTTTAACTTCCACAGGCGGTAAAAATTGTATACCATCCTCAGGAGCCTCACCATATACGTCGTCTGTTTTTGTTTTATATCTATCTATTCTATATAAAATTACAGTGAAGTTCATATCACCTTGTAACCATTCTTGACCCATATCAATATCCAAGGAATAATCTTCAGCCCCAAAAAATTTACCCAGTCTTGTGATAGGAACTAATTTCTGCATTTAATTTTATTTATTTGATAAATACCTCAAATTTTCTTATATTAGTAAAAAAAGTATGAGAATATTACCTCCTACAAAAATATACGTATCAAAAAGTAATATTCATGGATATGGAATATTTGCAAAAGAAACCATATTGGAAGGTGAGTTAATTGAGGAATGCCCAATATTTGACTTAAACATACCTTTAGGACATGCCAGCCCACTATTCATCGACTACAGATTTAATTGGCCACAAGGAACTTTAAATTGGACAAAACAAGTAATTGCTTGGGGATATGGTAGTTTATATAATCATTCTGATAGTCCAAACGCATATTGGAAATCTAACATAGAAAAAGAGACATTTGAGTTTTATTCAATAAAACAAATAAACCCAGATGAAGAAATATTAGTTTATTACGGTGACGTTTCATACTGGCAGGACGGAAGAAACCATGTTGAGGTTAAGAAATGATGAACGAAAGTTTAGAATCGAGAGCAATTGAACTTCTAGAATTTTATGAAGGAAGTAATAATTTTATTTTAGAACTGAAACGAAGGTCTCAGTTAAATAAAAAGTTTTACCCAACGAGAAGTCAATCTGAATATATTATAAATAATCATAACAAAAATCCAAAAGTTGCAAAAAAATGGGTTGTGTTAGATGCTTATTTTGCACAGAAATTTGCTAACGATAAACTCTTGACTGTAGTACCTGAAAAGATTTGGATAGAAAAATTATTGGCAGAAAGTGATAAGGCATATCATGTTTGGGGTAAATTTTTTGAGGACGGTGTTTTGAACGATTTTTGGGTTCCTAAGGCTTCTCTCATAAAAGATAATACCGTTAAGGATGTTGTTATTGATTATACAAAATATTCTAACAGACCTCCTATGGAACATCAGAAAGCATCAATCCAAAAATTGGTCGAAAACAAAAAGTTTATTTTGGCCGATGATATGGGTTTGGGTAAAACAACATCCACCATAATTGCGTCGTTAGAAACAAAATCTAAAAAAATTCTTATTATCTGTCCTGCAACATTAAAAATAAATTGGAAGAGAGAAATTGAAAATTATACTGATAGGTCAGTATTCATTGCTGAAAGTAAAAACTTTAGTACTGAACATGATTTTGTAATCATAAATTATGATATACTTAAAAACTTCCACGACATAAAAAACAAAGAGGAGTCTCAAATAATTAAATCAAATTTTGATTTGGTAATTGTTGATGAAGCCCACTACATAAAAAACGCACAAGCACAAAGAACAAAGTTAATTAACGACATTGTTAAAAATATTGAAAGGCTTTGGTTATTGACAGGTACCCCAATGACTTCAAGACCAATTGATTATTTTAATCTATTAAGTTTGGTTGACTCACCTGTTGCCAAGAATTGGATGGCATATGTTATCAGATATTGTGCAGGATATCAATTTAAGGTTGGAGCAAAAAAAGTTTGGAACGTTATGGGTTCTTCTAATTTGGAAGAACTAAGAGACAGAACATCAGGAACTATTTTAAGGAGATTGAAAGAGGATGTACTTGACTTACCTGATAAAATAATATCTCCCGTATATTTGAGGTTGAAATCAAAAGAATATGAAAACTTGATGGGTGAATATTATGAATGGTACAGAAGTAACCCAGAAGAATCAAAGTCTTTAACCGTTCAGTTTACAAAACTAACAAAAGTAAGACAGGTAATTGCAAATGAAAAAATATCTCAAACAATAGAACTTGCAGAAAATATAATTGAGCAGGGAAAAAAAGTTATTATTTTTTGTAATTTTACAGAATCATTAAATCAAATTTTTTCACATTTTGGAAAAAGTGCAGTGAAGATAGATGGGTCAATGTCCAAAATAGAAAGACAAAATAGTGTAGATAAGTTCCAAGAAGATGAAAAAATAAAAATATTTGTGGGTAATATCAAAGCGGCTGGAGTAGGTATTACATTAACCGCAGCAGAAGCGGTAATAATGAATGACCTATCTTTTCTACCTTCTGACCACTCACAAGCTGAAGATAGAGCATATCGTATAGGCCAAAAAAATAATGTTTTGGTATATTATCCTTTATTCGAAAACACAATTGAGGGTTTAATTTATGATATCTTAATCGCCAAAAAACAAGTAATTGCGACAGTACTTGGTGATAACTTAAATGAAACAGATTTTGTTGAAGAAATAATGAACAGAATCAATAATGGTGGATAACGGAAATATTCAAAAATATGAATATTTATTGTTATGTCTGTAATATCTGAACCAGAAAGAAGTCAAATTTATACAAGATTAAAACACTTGTTAGGAGCTCCACTTAGAAGCGTGGAACTCGAAGATGAAATGTTAGATTCGCTAATGGAACTTTCTATTGGTGATTATGAACAATATATTTTGGATTGGTTGATAGAATCCCAATGGGTCAACCTTGTCAACTTGGACATGTCCAATCAATCAGTTGCAAACGCACTTATAACAAGGACTATGAACTTTGAACAACAGTTTCAATATTCATATTCTAAAATTGTTGGACTACAAACAACAGGTCCTTGGGTCTTAAAGAAAGATTATTTTACATTAAGCGCAAACACACAAACTTACGAAATACCTGCAGGTCGTGAAATAAATGAACTACTATGGTATAGTAATCAACCGTGGGGTATGTTTGGATTAGGGGGTATGGGTTTGGGTTTTGGATATGATGGTGCTGGTTTGGGAGCAAATCAATCAGGATATGCCCAATTTGGATATCAGGGTTCTTACTTTATGATGTCAGGATTTGACTACCTAATTAGAGCACAAGAAGCAAATATCTTAAGTAGAATTTTAGGTGGTAGTTTAACATACAGAATCACTGCATTACCTGACGGAAAAAAAATGATTCACCTAATGAACACACCAAATGGTAGATTTAATTGGACGAGTTATAGTTCATATGCAGGAAAAAATGTGTGGTATTGGTATTATGATACAACAGGACATGACAGAAACGCTTGTCTGAAAGCGAATCCAGATATAATCAAATTACCATCAGATGTACCAACAGGAGGATTAGAATGGGCCGACCTTAATGATTCCGCAAAACAATGGGTTCGTAGATGGTTTACCGCATACGCAAAAGAAACATTATCTAGAGTTAGAGGTAAGTATAGTGGAAACTTGAAAACCCCTGATAGTGAATTATCAATGGATTACACAAGTTTATCTACAGAGGCAAAAGATGAAAAATCTAAATTAGAAGAAGAATTAAAATTGAGACTCGAAAGATTAAGACCTGAGAAACAAATGGAGAAAGAAGCATTGATTGCGGAAAATTTAAATAAACAATTGAAGTTCCATGCTTTCCCAAGACAAATTTATGTAATATAATTGGTTATGGCAATTATTAAAAGTATACCCTCTCAAAGATTAATTCACGGAAGAATATTGAATACTTCCGAAGTATCATTAGTATCTGAAGTTGAATATAGAACACAAGGTGAACAATGTGTTATCATAAAAGGAATCCCTTTTTGTAAAGTAATATTAGATTCCACAACTACTGACCATGTCGTTATCAAATCATTAACTAGCGTACTATTAGTACCTGATACAGGTAGAATAGATGAAGATTATGATGAGATTGATTTGGAAAGAGGTGCATGTGTTGAGTTTAGGTTTGTTGGGGCAAATTGGTACATTCTGTCATCAGACGGATTGAAACAGTCCTAATTTTTCTTCCCACCCTTCTTCGGCCAATTGGTACATGTAATCGGGGGTAAGTCCTCTCTTTTCCCAGTAAGAGAGTTCTGCTTCGCTAATATCTAAAACATCTTCTTGTAATCTATCTTGGTCAGACTCACTAAATGGTTTACCGTTTATGAGTTCACACTGAGATGTTGTGAATATACCTCTTTCAGAAGGATTATCGATTATCAAACCATTTCTAACTTCTTCTTTGAATACAACAAGTAAAGGTTCTATCCTTTTGTTAAAAGTTGTTATTGCTCTTGGAACATTATAATCACCTGTCAGGTCTGGTGTTTTTTCTAAAACATCTGATTCTAACATATAACAATTAATCATAACACCTTCGGTTATTGGTTTAGACTTTGGGTTGTTTGCAATTGCAACCGCATTTGTGTCTCTAATCTGTTTGGTGGTCATTTTCTGAACATCACCCTGTGATGCTTTAGTACCGTTATTAACATACATAATAACGTCGCCAAGATTAACACTTAACCCTTCTCTGATTGCTAATTCCATATGAGCCATTCTCGACATAGAATTACCTGCTTTGGTCTTTGTTGTTAACCTTTTCTTGTAATCATCAATAGTCAGTTTCACCTTCGCTCTTTGTGCAATCTTGGACAATGGAACCTTCTTATCATATATCTTTTGTAGATACTCATAATAGTATTCTACAAAAGACTTACCATCACCTTCTAACAACATTTTAATTCCTTTATCCAAAAATTCTTCAATATATAAAGGAAGTTTTTTTGATTTAATTGAATTACCCGTTAGTTTAATCTTCCCCTTCGCATCCATTACTGCATAGTTCTTTCTTGCCAAGTTAATACATGATGGCCAAACACCATCAGTATCTAAAGCCATTTCACCTCTCATGAATATATCGTTATACTCGGCAACATCAGCTTCAGGTCCTGTGTATTCTTTACCTTTTTTAACTTTCCAGTTTAGTCCACGACCGACATATTTTCTTTCGTTAACACCATCAGGGCTAGAAAAGTTGACACCGTCCGTGTCCATCACAAGAGGCGTATATCCTTTACTCATAAAGAATTTAATCATTTGTCTCAGATACTGCCTACCCGTACATGTAATTTGTTCTCCCATATACATGTCACCCCATGCAAATACTTGAGGTGCGGAGAGAGCACCGAACATAGAGTTGATGAATATTTTAATTGGAAGTTGTTTGTTTGAATATGATTCTGATTTCTTTTTATCAGACTCATAATATTCTTCTGCAAGTTGTTTGTACTTAATACGAGTGTCCCTAAAATACTTCAGCATTCCTTTCATTGCCCCCGTCACATCACAGTCAGGAAAAACATCATGTACGAGTTGAATAGAGGGGTATAGGGATGAGAAGTCCAACTTAAGTACATTCTTACTATACCCGACCTTAAGTAGTCTTGAAAGACCTCCTACGAAGTCAGTTTTACTTTGTTTTGCGGGAATTGATAAATTATGTTTATAAGACCACGCTAACATCAACATCTTCCATAGAGTTGCGGTACCCATAGTTGATACCCTCTCATATGTTGTTGGAATCATAGATGCAAGCAAGAAAGAACCTTGATTAAATTCTTTATCTACCGCAAGGGTTTCCTCCAAGTCATCATCCAAATATCTCTCAACAATATCATCTCCTGTAGTTTTAATATAAACACCAGGAAATTTAATATCCAAATCAGAATACTCAGAAGCTTTTTTATACTTACCATTTTTAACATTGAGCCAATATTCTTCTTTCTCATGATACATCTTACCAATGTTAGTATGGTCAATGTAAACACGGTCAGGAGCTTCAGCATTTATATATTTTGTAATATATTTCAAACCCGCAGACTTAATACTTGAGTTAATTGCTTGGGCTCTCCTTACTGCATGGATGATATCAATAACATTATAACCCCAAATAGAAGTTTGAGTATAGTTCTCAACCTCGTTGGCAAGTTTTAACAAATTATCTTTTCTTGTATAAGAATGTTCAGGATGCAAAGATTTACAAACCTTCTTTGCATCAATACCGAGAATCCTACATCTTTCGAATATCCAGTGCCAGTCGAAGTTTGCTGAGTTATAACCACCGATGATACTTGGTTTAATCTCATTGATTATGTTGAAGAATTCAATAATTGCACCCTTTTCTTGAGACTCATCCAAACATTCAATTACCTTATGATAACCTTTGTTAGTCTTAATTCCAATCATGAATATACGACCGTCCTTAGGTTCCAAAGCATCCGTCTCCAAGTCAAATACAAGTCTTGTGACTTGTTCATAATCTTCAAATCCCTTGAAAAGTCTTTTTTCTTTTGAAATCAAATACTGTTCAACAGGAGGCAAAATCAGAATTCTGTCTTTGACTTTTTCACCCCATGGGTCACATCCACCATCCCTAAAAAATTGGATTAATTCTCTATACCCTTTAAGTGATTTAACCATGAAGGTCAAACCTTTCTCAAGTCTTTCGTTTCCTTGAGTTTCTAACTTTTCTATAACAATACCGTACTTAGTCATGGCTTCTTTTTGAGCCATTTTGGAATCGTTATAGAATTTGAGACCCTTTAGGTCACCTACCCAAGCAAAGGGGATAAATGTATCTTTTCGTATTTCTTTCCCTTTATTGGGGATTTCTTT